AACAATAAATGTTTTTTATAGCCACGTTTCGCCTTGCGCATTAATAACCTTTCCCCCTCGCTCGCAATCCAGATGATATTTTTCTCCTCACTCGCAAGCGCATGAATAGCGTTGCTCACGCTCCTCCGATCCAATCCCGTCATAAGCGCTAAATAAGTGAATTTATCATTCACACTACAACTAAAATGCCTATGCCTCTCACAGCACGCCCATAAGACTAACTTACAAGCTGGCGTAAGATCTTTTCTCCCTATCTGTTTTCTAAACCAACGCCAGACTAGCGCTTTCTGTTTCGCATAAGATTTATACTTCGCCCACGCTCTCGCACTCACTAAACCGCTTGCTCGCGGTTGCTCAATCTCGTCCTCAGTAAGCCACCAATATTTATTTAATGTATCTTCTTGCACTCGCTCTCCTCACTCACAACATCCGTTAACTCGCCGACAATATCGCAACCCATACTTTCGGCGATAAGCTCGGCTTGTTTCTGATTCTCGGCGATAATATTAGGTCCTGTATAATCCTCGTCATCCCACAAGAATCTAGTTAAGAATATTCGTAAATCTTTTTTCATGTTTCTCCTAATAATCAAAATCGCTTTTTTCCAAAGAAAAAGCGATTTTTAGTATATAGCTATATAGCTATATAGTCTATGTGCCTAATCTATGTACATGGTAAGACTAATCTGTGTACCAAAAACGCGATTCTATGCACATAAAAAGGGATTCTATGTACATCAATTTTTGTCCTTTGGTTTGATTTTTTCCTTCTTTTTGCCAAAAATCTTGTCAAAGTTTTCATTAAATTTGTCCTTGTTGAATGGACGTTGTTGACTACCCTTGCTCATTGCTCCTCCTTAATTAATCGTTGTAAAAACCAATCTGCTTTCTGTAAATCTTCGAGTCCGTTCTTTTGCTCATAACGCCATAAATATTTTATCGCGCTCGCCTTTAGATAACCTTTAAATTGGTCTGCGCTTAAACTAGCCTGGATTGCATCAATACACTCAATCGCGCCACGCTTATAATGCTTTGGGTTTATGTTGTCTTTCAATCCCAATTTATACCGCCTTTGTTTTCTTCTATGATTTCAAGTAAAGCATTTTTTCGAAACAAAGTCTTAATTTTTGTATCAACTTCGCCTGAGTTAGTTTTTACTATCGCCGCCTTAATCACGCGCATGCGGTCAAATTCTACGCCTTGCTCTAAACAAATACGCTCTGCCTCGCTCTCGCTTGCTAACCATGCCGCGAGTCCAAATCTAGCCGAGTCGATAATACTACTTGCGCCACGAATCGCAGCTCGCGCCAACATAGGATCATCAATACCTTGTAAGGCAGATTTAGTCATGTGATGAATTGACAACGTAGAGCAATCAAATTTGGTACTCAACATAGAACAATATTGTCCGTACATCTGTGCTGCCTCCTGACTTGTCGTAATCGGCACGCCAGAAACGAATGAAGATATCGGATCAAATATACATAACGCTAAATTATTGATACTTTCTAATTGTTCTAACAATTCGTAGCCTTCACTCGAAATTCGAAGTCCAGAACTATCTTCTGTGAGCAAATTTACGGGTTGTTTAAGGTTTGGTATGGTAATTACATAAACTTCGTTAGACGACGTTTTTGTAGCTCCTAAAGCGTCTAAGGCTTTCAACCGCCTATGAATCTCTGTTTTATCGTCCTCTGCGGTAAAAAACACCACATTGCCTGATTTTTTTACAGGTTTACCCATGAAGTCGCCAAAACCATCTTTAACTTTGAGCGCAAGATCTAAAGCAAGCATGGATTTACCTACACCACCAATGGAAGAAAATACCCCTGCTTTGTTTTCAATAAAATTTTCTACTAACCAATCACGCTCTGGCGGCTCGCCCACATAGTTACTAATAGCAAAACTTGCAAAGTTGAACTTACTTCTGGTTATCTCTTCTTTGACTTTCGCTAAACCATGAGCAACGTGCATGTCGTTATAGTCGCCGCGCTCGCTCGGTATTCTTATTTCCACGCTCGCCACCGCTTGCGCTACCGCCTCCGCTTTACTCGCGCCCAAACCATGTTCATCGTTGTCAAACGCTAAGACAAACTTTGCTTGCGTGTGCTTACGCAACTTAAGTAATGCCGCCTCACCAAACGACGCAGAGAACACACAAATGGTTGGCAGGTTAGTTGCCTCAAAAATACTATGCGCGGTAGCTGCACCTTCACAGACAATGATTTTTTTCTGGTTAGCGATATCGGCTAAATCAAAACCCAAATGATAAATATTGCCTTTGACTTCGCTTGCGCTCACAAAGCGTTTTTCGTTATTAATATATTGCAAACTTCTTAGGCCTTTTTCTATACAATGCACAGGCACAACGAGACTATCTCTGATTGCTTTTAACCCATAACTTTTAATTTGCTTTTTATCTAAATACGGATGATCTATAACTTCTATTGCAGACTCAAATCTTTTCTTACAATCCTGGCTAACTTCATCATACCTTTCAGCGCGTTGCTGTTTGCTCCGCTCTATGGATTCTTCCATACGCCGTTTTAGATCTTCGCGCTCTCGCGCCGACATCTCGTTTGGATTGATAGAGCTGAACTTAAACTCTATGCCTTGTCGCCAATTACCGTAAGACGCGAAGATTGCATCGCCGTAATAATTAACTGAATACCAACCTGATTTTTCTTGTCCTTTGTCTGGACGTTGACTCGCAACCGCGCCAACGGAAACTCTGACTATCTCGCCTGTTGTGACTAAATTGCTAACGCGCAGTCCTGCGTTGCTTTCCATCTCGCGCAGTAAGTCGCTGATATCTTTGCCCGAACTTGCAAACGCTAGACTCTTATCTAAGACTAAACCATCTTCTCCGTAATGTTTAGTAACGCTAACCATCTATAACTATCTCTCTTATGTTGCCGTTTTCTGCCTGCTCATTGGCCCAATCAAGATAGTTTAAGACTACTTCATTAAAAAATTGTTCTCTATCGTTGCTGTCCCACTCATGCATAACGTAAGTACCGCTTTTCTTGGCGATCTCTATATATTTGTCCTTGCTTTGTTTTGTCGCATAGCGCACACCGTCTCGGCTTGCGTATGCTTTTCTGTTTAATTTCTCTCCATTCATTATCTTTTCTGCGTGTTTTCTACTACATGCCGCGTAGTAAATATCTTTTTCTTTTTCAACAAGCAATCCCTTTGCAGGCGCTTTGCAATAACCGCAAAGAGACTGTCTGTTGTACTTTATAAAATAGTCGAGACTAAAAAGGAATTTCGTCATCTACAATTCCTGACGATTCCTCTTCTTCTTCGACTTTTGGTTTAGAACTTGGTTTAGTTTTTTCTACTGCTTGCCAAGTTTTACCAAAGTTATCTTTGATTTCTGGATAACCGTTGTCGTTAAAACCAACTTCCGCAGATATGGATTTGCCTTTTAGCTCATCCGTATCTTTCATAGAAGTAAGTCCTGCTGCTTTGACTAAAGCGTTGAAAGACCCTTTACCTATTTCGACTGCTTTTGGATTGTTAGCCTGCATAGTAAAAGTGCAACCTACAAAGTTACCGCTATCTTTTATTTTAAAAGTTACTTTAATAGCTTGCCAACCATTGTCATTACCTATCACTTCTGCATCGTGATATTCCATGACATGCCTGCCTTCTTTCAGCTCTTCTTCTTCTGGAATTGCATCCAGATCCCAACTTGTTACGTCCATAATATACTCCTATCCTAAATCGTAATTTTGAAAATCATCTAAAGATTCTCTTATGTCGTTTAAGATTGTTTTAGCATCTTCAATATCAAACTCTATGCCATGATATTCTTCATCGCGCAAAACCTGATCTTCTTGATACTTAGTTAAAATTTTATCCATACGCTCCAATGTGCGTATAAATCTGTTTTTAGAATCTATATCAACCATCTTTTTTGATGTTACCAATCATAGCTTCTCTGACTGTCTCCCAATTCATTGGTAACTCATTAGGTAAGTCATATCTATTTTTTGCCATACAACCAGGCGACTCTTCTGTGATTAACACTCTATCGCCAACAGTCTGTTTAGTAGATGTACCTTTTGTACCTTGTACTTTAACTGTGCCGATTTTTCGTGTTGCATAAAAGACACAATCGCTCTGCTCTAACACTAAGTCGGCAGCTTTTCTGTGTATTTTAATTTCGTGCCTATCGTATGGCTGATCCTGTGCAGGATCTTCCACTCTTTTGACAACGTTATGACCAATAAAAACAATAGTCATACCACGTTCTCTGAGTTCGTTGGTGTACTTCAAAAATTCACGCCAAACATTTAGTGCCTCTGCATAAGACTTACCGTAAGCTACGGATTCCATAGACTTAAAGTTATTTTCTTTACAGACTTTTGGCCAAACATAATTCAACTCAAATTGATCCAAGCTATCTAAAACGTAAGTTTTATAACCGCCTAAATCATCTTCTGCTAAAAGATCTTTGATGTTTTGAATTATTTCGTCATACGTTTCTGGCATGTCAAAGTGATCCACTTCTATGTTCACTAAGCCATCCTCGCACAACTGAAAGACTGCTTTATTCATTGTGGAAGCAAAAGTAGACTTACCGACGCCGCCGCTTCCGAACAGCACTATGCGCGGGCTTTTCCTTTTAGCCTTCTTCCTTATCTTCGCTAGACTCATTTGTATTTTCTCCTTGTGTTTTTGCTTGCATAACTTCGCCAAGTTGGTTGCTTAGATTTTCCATGACTTGATTGTTGTTATTAACAAGCGAGCTTAATATTAATCTAACTATCTCATTAATGACAACATTAAGATTAGCTAGTTCCTGTTTTTCATTCTTCATAATGCCATTAATAAGATTATTCATAGCGTTACGAGACTGAATGTTTTGTGTCAGATTAGCAACATTTTCATCTTGCATATCTTCTTCAAAAACTATGGTTGGTGGACCATCTGTTTTATCAATTTGTAAAACAGGTGGCTTTTCGTTATCCGACATTTTTGCCTCCTTGATTAGTGTTATAAGTAGGGCATTGTTGTTGATACAAACAAAAACGACAATGCTCACCAAAGTTAAATTTTGGTTCTGGTTCTAAACATGCGTCAGCCGCAGGTTTTAAAAAATCGTAAGCCCAATTGACTAAATCTTCTACGCTAGTTTCGTAGGTTTTTATTGGACCTTTTTTGTCTCTGCTTACAGGTTGCACAATAGTAAGTTTTACTTTTGCGTTTTCGTAAGGGTATCTATCAAGTATGCCTAAAGCATAAATCTTGAGCTGTAAGTTATTTGGATCTACAGGCCAAGCGCCTGTCTTTAAATCTATTATCTCTATTTCTTTTTCTGTGATGATGGCACAGTCAAGCGTACCCCAAAGGTGTGGGTTTATCTCCTCCAGGGTAACTTGTTCCTCAATTAATCTTTTACCGCCTAACTCTTCGTGGCGTTGCAATATGTAATCTGCGTATTGTTTAGCCATACCTAACATTTCTTCGTCAACAACGACTTCTATTTTTTCGTCATCTTCTTCTATGACTGTGGTGAATGTTTTACCTGCGTAGTGATCTTCTAAAGATGAATCTTTTATTTGGTCTTTCAAAACCTTCTCTGCCATTTCATGTATCAAAGTACCACGCTCCGCAGGGTAACTTGTTCTGTACGGTGATCCTTGCGACATTGACGGAGACGCTGGACATTTAGTCCAACGCTCCGCCGCCGAGGGGGAAAGTAAAGCATGTCTACTCGGCATTTGGGTCAATGACCTCTGAATTTATAAAGGCTTGTATGTCTTGTTTATCGTACAAGATTTTACCGCCTACTTTTCTGTAACGTGGACCTTTGTTAAGACCGCGCCAATTCTCTAATGTTCTATGCGACATCTTGAGTATTCTGGCCAACTCTTTGGTTGTTACTAAATCTAGGTTTTCTGTGGTTTCCATATTTCT